ATGTTAGATTTTATCATCGAAAACTGGGGTGAGCTGCTTCTCGGAGCTATGGCTTTTATTAAGGTCGTGGTCAACATCACCCCCACGGAGACTGACAATCAAGTATTTGGATGGTTTGACACCCTCATTAATATGATTGTGTCAGACCGTATTAAGAAGCAGTAATGCCAAGCCTCGGCCTTGGTGCGAGTTTGGATCGTGGAGGAGCGGTTCCAGAAGTAGTAAGTCCATACACGACGTTCAGGACGTGGGAAAACGACGCTAATCTCATAAGTGCTACTTTAGGCTTCCGACCGAATTCTTGGTCGACAACTCAACCTTCGCTAAGTTTTGAAACGGCTGCTTTGGATGGCGAGACGGACTACGCGAAGCTCGTGGTAAACGCAACCCAGACAGATACGTGTCAGTGGCGGGCCCCTAGTAGTGCTTTGGTGCCTGACGGCGGCAGCACCTTCATCAACTTTGCAGACTATACCAAGTGGAGGGTGCAAGCCAAGTTGTACTGCATTCTTGACTCCAGTAGAACTCAGATTACATTCACTACTTCCTTTGGGACTACAGAGCAGGATAAATTCCAAACTACGCTGCAGGACCAAACTTGGACCACCATTGACGTAAGCGGGGAGACGATAGGTATGTTTAGTTCATTCTTCTACCTGTACGAGTGGGATCGGTTTTTCAACTTCCCTATAGCTGGAGAGTCTTATTATATGAAAGACGTCAAGTTGTCTTTGGGCTAAGCTCGTTGTAGAACCGCTGCACCATAAGCCTAGCCTTTTGCGTTAAGGCGTATCGCACCCTGTAGTTGTACTTGGTCTCTTCTCTGAAGAGGTGATCCTCCCTGACATCGGAGGGGGTAAGCTTATCAAACACTTTGTGTATGTACCCTTCTCTCTGCAGGGGGTATACGATGGTGTCCTCCAATTTCTTTTTGCTGTACCCATACTCTTCCTGAGCGTACTTGAGAGTCCAGAACTCCAGGTCGTATGCCCACAGTAAAAAGTACATCTCTTTTTGAAATAGATCGTACTTGTCCTGGAAGCGTAACAGACTGGACCTCAGGTTCTTGAGGTGGTTCTTGTTTACGTATCTTTGTTGTAATCGAGAATGCTCTCGAAATATCTTTTTTTTGGAAGCTGGCATGGACGATCTGACGCGAAAGGAGTTGTTTCTAGTGGAGATGCAGAAGGTTCACAAGATAGTGGATATGCTGGTGAATAAGTATGACCTGCAAGGGCAGGTGATCAACGTGATGCTCACTGGCATGTTGTCTACAGATGAATTTGATGACCCAGTTTTGAAAGCGGTGTTCTCTCTAGATGTAGAGAGCGAGGATGTTTTGGATGAGGTGTTCGATTTTTTGCGGTTCTCGTATGTCTTCCCTGCAGAGGAGGATGTTGAATTCGATAGTGAAAACTGGTACAAAGAGATCATAGATGGTCTTAACGAGCAAGACGGGTTTGACCCATCTTGCAATTGATGAATGGAATAATCAGAAAAATCATAATCGGTCCGAACCCAAAGGACGCGATGGCATATTACCTAGGTATGCGCGTAGGTGATGGGAGTGTATCGACGATCGTCTTAGACGAGGAGCATCTGCATAGGTATGGTCGCAGTAGGTACTTAATCTACATCGGTGTCGATGGGGGTCAGTCTCTCTGGAAGGCGATCGATGGTCTCCCGTGTTTACTTGAGTTTGATTTGAATTTCTAATGGATATGCTGCATTACTTTGTGGTGAAGCTAGACAAGCTGCTGCAAGACGAGATTAAGCTGGGTGACCAGAATATCTACATGGAGACTAAGTTCAACGAGTTTGAACATAGGGTGTGTGAAGGGGAGGTGGTGTCGGTACCGAAGAAGTACGACACCCCTGTCAAAGTAGGGGACACATTGTACTTCCATCATTTGGTGGTCATCAATGGGGGGATGCCTTTTGCAGACAGGGAGGGGGAGTACTTGGTAAGCTACGATCCTGATGTCACCATCAACTGCCATGCTTTTGCGTACACCCCGAAAGGTGAGGATGATGTCATACCATTGTCTATGTGGTCTATCCTTCGCCCACACCAGGAGGAGATAGTGGATCGCACGCAGCTGTGGACAGAGGTGCGACTAAAGGATGCTGATCCAGATCGTGGAGTTCTTGCGTATCGAACGTATATGCACAAGGACCTGGGGATTGAAGAGGGTGATGTGGTTGTTTTCCCTAGCAAGCTGCGTTACGATTTTAAGGTCAACGACGAGACGATGTACCGAGTACGAACCGAAGACTTACTGTATGTCCAGAAAGCAATTCACCACGATTGATGCTGCTCGTCGGTTGATGGCTTCTATGGAGGTAGCTATCAACAATATGATTGAGGAAATCAAAAAGCCTGTAGACAAGGAGATCAATGGTAGCGCTAGAAAGGCTGAGCTTCAGTCTATTAAGCAGACGGCTATAGATTGTAAAGAACTTCTTGTTGAAAGACAGCGGCTGGAGCAGATGATGAAAGATCTTACTTTGAGCGGAACCATGACAGAGGATAAGGATTACTCTGGTGGTTTTGCAGAAAGATTTTCAAAATGAGTTGGCAAGCAAAAGGTTGGGATAAACTGATGATGTCCCTGGAAGACAATGAGTGCATCACCTGGGATGGATTCGAAGACGCTCTTATAGGTATCACTGTGGGCATTGAGCCTGTTGCGGTGTATGACCATGACAGGATGGTCGAGGTCTGCATGAAGCGGGATGAGATGAGTCAGGAGGAGGCGCTAGAGTATATCTCATTCAATACTACTGGGGGGTATCTAGGCCCAAAGACCCCAATAGCTATAGAGGTAGATTCTGAAAGACAGAACAAGCCAATATGAGGAGCGTCTGTTTCTTCATGGTGTACCACGGACGCCCCGCATTGACTAAGATGGCATTGGATGATATGCAGGGGGCGATGCAGTTTTTCAGTTACGATGGTCACGATGTTGTAGGGTTAGCTATAGGGGAAAGCTACGATGTAGCACAATTCTGTGCGTCACGCGGTATCCAGCACGAGATGTTTGCTAATGACCCTGTATCCAACAAGTTCTCCTATGCGTGGCTACGTGCCATCCAGATGGGGTGCGACTACATTGCTTGGTGGGGGAGTAACAATGTGCATGGGGCAGGTTATCTAGTGGAGTGCGCTGGGGTTTTAGAGGGTAAGAAGGTGGCGACCTTTGGCACCAAGAACTGTGTTATCATGAGCGCCATGCCAGGCGAAGAAGACACCTGCGTATTCACACCAAGGAATCACTATCTGATTAGCTCTGGCCAGTTCTTCTTGACCCACAGTTTGAGACACTCAGTGAATCCCCTCACGATTTATGATTCTGATCAGACGTTTAATTTCGATGGTAAGGTTATCGATGCCATGGTAGATAAGTGGGGGGAGGACATTATTGAGAACGTCAGCTTCGACGAGGAGGATTGTATTGACGTAAAAAACGGCGTCAACATACACAGCTATTCATCGTATATGGAGGTCGCTGCCTATCCACGGTATCTAAGCAGAGAGGTAATCCGCCACCGTCACCCAAGCTTGGACCTATATTTAGACGGGCATTTTGGTTAATGCTAGTTAAGGTAGAGGGATATGATGAACAGGGCGTGGCGATTTGTGCCAACGGTACGCTGGGCGACCACATCGAGGTCGGTGGGATTGTCATTGTCTTACCCAAGGCGCCTAAGGTCCGAGACATCCTCTTCCATGGTCTTCCCATTGCTGATCAGCATTGGCGGCGCGTTGATCTTCCCAAGGAGTTATCGCGTATACGTTCTATGGATGAGTGGGCGGAGATGCCGAGGGAGTTCAGAGAAAAGTTTCGTCCATACATCGAGGAGGAGTTTCGGCGTAGGCGTGAGGGCGTTTGGTTTTATAATCGAGGTGATGCTACATACATCACGGGTCGTCACTATATGATGCTGCAGTGGGGGCAGCTGGACATCGGTGCCCCTTACTACCTTGATTTCCAGAGAGATATTTTCTTACATTTGGCTGCGTGTGAGGCGGACCCTCGTTGTATCGGACAGCTATATACCAAATGCCGTAGATCAGGATACACCAACATATGCTCTTCTGTCATCGTAGATGAAGCTACGCAGGTCAAGGACAAGCTGATAGGCATTCAGAGTAAGACGGGTAAGGACGCTCAAGAGAACATCTTCATGAAGAAGGTGGTCAACATGTTCCGCAAGTACCCATTCTTCTTCAAGCCTATTCAGGATGGTACAACGAATCCCCGTATGGAGTTGGCGTTCCGAGAACCATCGAAGAAGATCACGAAGAAAAACAAAACAGCACAGGTTGGTGACGCCTTGAATACGGTGATCAATTGGAAGAACACCACAAACAACGCATACGACGGGGAGAAACTTCACCTGCTATACTTAGATGAGGCAGGCAAATGGGAAAAACCAACAGACATAAGAGAGGCCTGGAGGATCCAGCGGACATGTTTGATCGTTGGTCGGAAGGTCGTAGGCAAGGCCATGGTCGGAAGCACCGTGAATCCAATGGGGAAAGGCGGAAGCGAGTACAAAGATTTATGGGCGGACTCGGATCCTCAGGAGCGGAACAAGAATGGGAGGACTAGGTCTGGGTTGTATCGGCTGTTCATCCCAGCCCACGACTCTCTAGAGGGGTTCTTTGATCTGTACGGGCACCCCGTAGTGGACGACCCAAAGGAGCCAGTTGAAGGTATTGATGGGGAGTGGATACACATGGGGGCGAAGACCTTCTTGAAGAACGAGAGGGATAGTTTGCGCGATGATCCTAGTGAGCTGAATGAGATCATAAGGCAGTTCCCATTTACTACAGACGAAGCTTTTAGGGATAGCATTGAGGCTAGTCTGTTTAATATCGGCCAGATCTATGAGCAGATAGAACACAACGATGATCTATTCCCAAACCCTGTGGTGACGGGTAGCTTCACATGGAAAGGTGGTGTAAAGGATACTGAGGTTGTGTTCACTCCAGACCCTAAGGGTAGGTTTAAGGTGGCGTGGATGCCAGAGTCTGGGCAGCGTAATTTGAAAGTATATGAAAGAAACAAAAGGGTGGCGCCTAATACACATCTTGGTTGTGGCGGCGTGGATAGTTATGATCTTGACGCCACTGTTGACGGCAGAGGATCTAAAGGAGCATTGCACTTATACAATAAGTTTAGCATGGATGCTCCTGCTAATATGTTTGTGTTGGAGTACGCTTCCCGTCCTCCGCTGGCTTCGATCTTTTATGAAGACGTACTTATGGCCGCAGTCTTCTACGGATACCCGATACTGATAGAGAACAACAAGTATGGTATTGCGCGGTACTTTGAGCAACGTGGATATGATGGGTATCTTTTGGATAGGCCTAAGCACCTATCTGCCCCCAACACAAACATCAAGGTAAAGACGAAGGGTATCCCGTCTAATTCTCAAGATGTAATACAGTCCCACGCCCAGGCTATCGAGGCCTACATCCACAACCATGTTGGCGTTAATAGAGAGACTGGGGAGATGGGGGCAATGTATTTCAATAAAACCCTGGAGGACTGGATTGGCTACGACATCAATAACAGGACGCGATTCGACCTTACCATTAGCTCTGGCTTAGCATTATTAGCGGCACAAAAAGTCAAGCAGAAAAAACAAGACTCTAAATTTGACGAGAAGCGCTTTTTTAGGCGTTATAAGGTGCGCGGATGATTTAGTTATATTTGTGGGTGATAACGTAATCCCTACATGTACAACAATAAGTCAGGTGATCCAGGTGGTTTCCCAGATCCACTGGCGCCGCAAGAGGAGAAGCTTTCCAAAGAATATGGGCTGAAGTACGCTAAGGCAATCGAAGCGCAATGGGGTAACACTCAGGACAATACTTCTACTTTCGGGGGTAGGAAGAATATCTTTGCTCGCAACAGGGATTATGCGAATGGAACCCAGGACACTGCTATCTATAAGCAGTTGCTAAACACTACGGATCCAAACAACGGGGAGGGATCCTTGATGAATTTGGACTACACCCCAGTCCCTGTTCTACCCAAGTTTGTTCGTGTTGTGGTCAACAAGATTCTAGGTAGGAATATGTATCCGAACCTAGAGGCAGTAGACCCTTTGTCTTCTAGCGAAAAGAATCTGCAGAAGAATATCATGCAGAACAAGGTGGCTATGCGCCCCATGTTTATGGAGCTGGAGCAGCGCATGGGGCAGCCCGTTCTAGATGAACCTGCGGAGCAAATACCTGAGACGACTGAAGAGGCCGAAATTTTTATGGCCACTAACATCAAAACAGATGCAGAGATAGCGGCGCAGGTTGCAACGGAAATGACCTTGCAGTGGAACGATTTTAGTGAGGGGGTTTATCGGCGTTGCGTCAATGACTTGACTAGTTGCGGTATGGCTGTAGTGAAACGGAGTAATGACCCTAGCTACGGTATCAAGCTCGACTATGTAGACCCAGTACATTTTGTTCATGGGTATACGCAAGATCCCAATTTTGATGATGTTGTGTACATGGGGCATGTACGGGAAATCACTCTAGCTGAGCTGAAGCGTTTGGCGGGGGATCAGATGACCGAGCAGCAGTTAAAAGACCTGCTTAAAAAGTCTCGGCGTTCTAGCTCCAGCAAATACCCTGACCACCCATACAGTACCAGTGGATTACAGAAGCAGAACTTCAGCGGCCATGTTATTGAAGTGTTGGAGTTTGAGTTCAAGACAGTAGACACGATGTACTTCGAGGAGAAGGAGAATCAGTATGGGAATACAAACTTCTTCTACGAGGGCTTTGCATATAAAGAGAAGAAAGGTAGCGTTTACGATCGCACCCCCCACTCTATGGATGTTGAGTGTATCTACCAGGGTATGTACATTCTAGGTACAGATCATCTGATTAATTATGGTAAGCAGTACAACACGCCAAAGAACATGCATGATGTCACCAGGGCGCGGATGTCGTATTCTGTGGTGTCGACGAATATGGTGGCTAATATGCCTAAGTCTATGGTTGACGGGTGTGTGGGGTTTGCGGATATGCTGCAGCTTACACACTTGAAACTTCAGCAAGCCATTGCCAAAGCGAAACCAGACGGCCTGGTTATTGATATTGAAGGTCTGGAGAATGTTCAGCTTGGTAAAGGCGGAGAGCTTCAACCTTTGGATCTCCATGATATCTACGAACAGACGGGGGTCTTTTACTACCGAAGTAAGAACCCTGAGGGTGGCTTCCAGAATCCGCCAGTACGAGAGATAGGCAACAGCATCCGTAATATTAACGAGCTCATTGCGCTGTACAACCACTATCTGCGCATGATTCGCGATACCACGGGTATCAATGAAATGGCTGATGCGTCAACTCCGAAGGGGGATACGCTGGTTGGTGTCCAGCAGCAAGCTATCGCTGCCAGCAATAACGCTACATACGACATCACCAATGCCGCCATGGTGCTTTATCGCAAGGTTTGTGAGGATGTAGTTAAGTGTCTTCAGATCCTGCCGCAAGAATCAGCCATTCATACGGCCTACCGAAATGCTATTGGGGATAGCAACATGAATGTCTTAGCCACTTTCGCGGACCTACCAATGTACAATTTTGGGGTGAAGGTGATGAAGGACATGGAGGATAAAGACAAGGCATACCTAGAGCAGAACATTCAGATGTCTCTAGCTCAAAAAGAAATAGACCTTGAGGATGCAATGGCTATCCGAAACCTAAAAGACATCAACCAGGCTGAACGGCTACTTATTATTCGCAGGTCTAAGCGAATGAAAAAGCAACAGGATCAGCAGATGCAGATGCAGCAGATGCAGGCTCAGCAGGCTCAGCAGGCAGAGGCTATCAAGATGCAAGGTCGTCAGCAAGAGATTGCTACACAGACCCAAGCTGACGTCCAGGTGATCCAGGCTAAAGCTATGGCTGATCTAGAACTAGCTAAGATCAAGCATCAGTTCGAAAAGGAGATTATGCAGATGAAACTGCAAGTTCAAGCCGCTACTATGCAAGGAGAGGTGCAGAGCAGGAAGGCGGTTGAGACGCAGAAGGATGACCGCAAGGACGAGCGCGTGAAGAAGCAGGCTGTTGAGCAAAGCAAGCTGATCAGCCAGCGCCAGGGAAAGCGCCCAGAACTAGAGGAGCAGCCCTCAGGATTTGACTTTAGCAATATGGTATAAGGATGTCTAAGATTAATCTCGACATAACTGATAGGCTAGATATTACTTGCCGACGCGGAGATACTTTCGAATTGAATCTGACTCTAAAGGATAGCAGCGGCGACGCCCTGCCTCTATTGACAGATGACTACACTTTTTTAATGCAGGTTCGAAGCACTAGGGACAGCCCTACTCAGCGGATCGACCCAATTCTTCGGGCTGTCACTTCTAGTAGTAGCGGAGGCGGAGGCGAAAGTGACGACGACAACTCCATCACCGATGGTATTTTTATTGGTAGCACAGAGCAGGGCGTAAAGGGCCCTGTGAACTTCAGCTTCCTCAATAAGGATGACTTAGGAAATGTCACAGTCTTTCTGTCTGCTCAGGACATGAGGAAAGTTCGCCCTGGTAGATACAAGTATGACTTTCAGTACAGTGTAGGGGATACGCAAAGGACCATTCTTGAGGGCAGGTTTGTCATTAATGACGACGTCTCAAAAAGTATCTAATGGCTACAGAGATTACAGTTTCTGGTGGTACGTCAGTTACGGTTACAGTACCTACAACTGGATCAGTATCTGTAGCTAACACAGGGCGCAAAGGCGATACTGGTGCTACAGGCCCCACGGGCCCCACAGGTGCTACTGGTCCTACAGGCCCGACGGGTGCGGCAGGAACTAACGGGTCGGATGGAGCCACTGGACCTACGGGCCCTACTGGTCCGACTGGCGCGGCGGGCTCTACTGGACTCACAGGGGCAACAGGGGCAACAGGCCCAACGGGCCCGACAGGTGCAGCTGGCACCAACGGTACTAATGGAGTAGACGGAGCCACAGGCCCGACGGGTCCGACTGGCGCTACAGGCCCCACTGGTCCTGCTGGCACCAATGGAACGAACGGAGTAGACGGAGCTACAGGCCCTACTGGCCCCACGGGTCCGACGGGTGCAGCGGGTACTAATGGAACCAATGGTACTGACGGTGCAACAGGCCCCACTGGTCCGACGGGCCCAACAGGAGCCAATGGTGGGACCGATATTGTATTGGATACAACGCCTCAGTTGGCAGCGGACTTGGACATGTTCACCAACTCTGCAGAGCTGCTGGTCACTGGCAACGTATATGTCTTTAGGTACCACACAGGAGCAGGGGCTACCAATTATGGACTGTACTTTAATCTGACAGCCGCGAGGTATGAACTGTTAAATGGATCTGGGGTTGAGGTATTTGCGGTAAACGCAAACACAGGCGTAACTAAGATTTCCAATGCCTACACGCTTCCCACTTCGGACGGAACCAGCGGTCAAGTTCTTACCACGGATGGTCTTGGTTCGGTTTCTTTTAGCACGCCTAGCGGCGGGAATGAGCTGGATGGTCAGATCCTCGAAGTCATAACCCGCAGCACTGCCTACGGCAATGGTTCCTACGAAGGGCATGTGGTCAAGTTCGGGAGCGACACATTGAGTACTGGCAAGAGCTATGTGTATACATCTTCGGGATGGACTGCGGTAGACGCGGATATAGAGACGAAGACGTATGGATTGTTCGGTGTGGCGTTGGGTACATCCTCAGCCACAGACGGGCTTTTAGTTCGAGGCATACGTGCCAGCACAGCGTATAGTGGATTCACGGCGGGTCAGATCCTTTATATAAGCACGACTGAGGGGGAGATCACGGCTACGGCTCCGTCAGCAACGGGTGACTTCGTGCGGATTATCGGGTATGCTCTCGGTAGCAACTACATCTACATTGACCCAGCGCAGGACTACATTGAGATTGCGTAATGCCAGACATAGCAAAATACAGTGGTATAACCATGGCCGATATTGCAAAGATTAGTGGACAAACGGTAGCCTCAGGCGGCGGCGGCGGGGTATCAGAGTCGAGTACAGGGGTTCTTTATTTTGAGGGGGGTGGATTCAATAGTAGAATGCCTGACGCTCAGGAGTTTTTTGGAGACTCTGCAGTTGGCTTGTACAAGGCGCAGATTTCTACTAGAACGGACATCGTAAGAATAAAAGATGGTAATTACCACACTTTTGCTCTTGACAGTTCTGGAAACCTATATTCTTCTGGGTGGTCACAAAACACTAGCCTTGGAAGGTCTGTTTCCAGCGATGAACATCAGCTTGTACAATGTTTAACGGGCGTAAGTAAGTTCGCGCCCCACGACAATGGATGCTGGGCTATTAAAACCAACGGTGAGCTATGGTGGTGCGGAAGGATTAGCCAGTTTGCCGATAGCGGAGATACAGGAACTGGTAGCACAACCTCCACAAACTACGGGTGGTCTCAGTTCGGCAGTGACACCGACTGGATAGACATTGATTGCTTCCCAACTTTCCCTGCTGTTACCATAGCAATCAAAGGAGGAACGGGGTCTGAATATTTGTATTCATGCGGAATTAACTATTGGGGGAAGACAGGAGTAGGAACTACCGCTGGTAGCACAAAGCCTTTTACGAGAGTGAAATCTGGTGCGAGTACAGACTGGACCGAAACAATAGAGAAGATTAGCGCAGGCTATCAATCAACTATGGTTGTCACAACAAGCGGAAAGCTCTTTGCTTTTGGCGATGCCAATGATGGTCACTTAGGTCAAGGCAATACAACAGATTCTTTGTATCCAGTACAAGCAGGTACTGACACTGACTGGGATATACCTTATGCTAAGGCGAGGCACCAAGGCTTTTGTATTAAGACCGATGGTTCTCTTCATGGGTCGAGAGGCTCAGTTTTCCAATACAATATCGGGCCTACAACAGCAGACAGAACGTATCGTCAGTGCGGAACTGACACTGATTACGAAGAAATATTATCCCACGAAACATCGTCGAACACAGGAATACAGATTCTTTTTGCAAAGAAGAACGGGGCTTGGTATGCAAATCATGGAAATACTATAGGAATAAACTCTTTTGCAGCAAACACCAGCAGCAAATCACCGACAACAGACAACACTTGGGAGTCGATAAACACTCTTCTTCAGGGAAATGATATTACCGTCGGTATTAACCACATACTTGTCGCATACAAAGAACAAAACGGTAGTTTAGGCGAGGTGGTAACAATCGCAACAGCAGCAACATAATGGCTACCAGAACAGCAGTGATCGCGTCGGAGCAGGATCTTGAGTCAACATGGACTGACGCTAATTGTCCAAACATGGAGTGGGGGTTTATTGAGCAGACATACGAAGAATGCCTGCAGGTTGATGGTACTTATGTGGGTTCATATGAAACGCTAGAGGTCCCAGCAGGAGAGACTTTTAGCATGACCTATCTGTGTCAGGACACTGGGGGAACCAAGACGTACACCTTGACTGAGGGCGAGTATGGCATAAAGCCGTAGGAATTATATTTGCATAATGGCAAGCTCTCCTACATCTACTAGAGTAAAAAACCTACTCAAGAAGCACGGTTTATCGGGTGTAAACAAAGCTAAGCGCACACCTAAACACCCGAAGAAGTCGCACATCGTGTTGGCTAAAGAAGGCAATAAGGTAAAGCTGATTCGCTTTGGGGAGCAGGGAGCCAAGACAAATCAGAACGCCAAGCAGCGTGCATCCTTCAAAGCCCGTCATGCGCGGAACATCAAGAAGGGTAAGATGAGTGCAGCATACTGGGCCGATAAAGTCAAGTGGTAATGGACCTTACACAATTCGAACTTCTTACAGTAGCGGGGGGACTGGTAGGAATGTGGCTCAAGTTTCAGTCAGATTTTACCACCCTCAAGTCGCGCGTTAAGGTCCTGGAGATGGACAACGGTGAGTTCAAAAGCAAGATTGATACGCTTCTGACAGAAATCCAGGAGATCAAAATGCTGCTTGCAAAGAATCAGATGCAGTGAATGCCGTCAAGAAGAACAAGAACGGAAAGCTAAAGGTCTCACAGAAGACTGTGGCTGTAGATCCACCTGCTGGACATCACTGGATGCAGGAGAATGGAAGGTACTTCCTAATGAAGGGGGATTACAAGCCACACCCAGGTGCGGAAGCCAAGGCCAAGTTTAAACTAGTCAGTCATGGCTAAGGTGAAGAAGTTCAACCCTAAGTACACGAAAGGAAGTAAAAACGTAGGGGAGCGTAAGCGGCTGATGAGTGAGATCTCGGCGATTTACGAGAAGCATCGTGGCACAAAGGATAAGCGAAAGAAGAAGGGGTTCCCCCCTGCTGTAGCAAAGCGTCTGAAAGAGTTGATGAAGAGACGGGATAAGCTATGAAGGTTTACAAGAAAGGAGGTAAGACGAAGAAGGGGGGTATGGCTGGGCTGTCTGCTGCCCAGAAAGAAGTTTATCGCAGAGGCTTGGCTGCATATATGAGCAGCGGAAACAGACCCAAGACATCACAACATGCTTGGGCTATGGCTAGAGTTAAGTCTGCCTTTGGTAAAAAAGAAGCAGCTAAGATTGCTGCTGGCGCTAAGAGCAAAGCAAAGAAAAAGCGCAAATAGATTTAGTATTATATTTGTAGGCAAATACTAACAGAAAAATGCCTACGACAACTGCAACAGTAACTCTCTCCAGCTCCGACCTGACTGGTGATGCGTTGGCTCTGTCTACGACGAGCACGCTGACCAAGGCTGGAACAACCACTGGTCTGGATCAGACTACTGGTGTCGGTCGTAAGACAACTTTGGCTACGTCTGATGTCACCTTGTTTGCAGCAGCAGACTACACGGACGATAAAAATCATAAGGTGTACATCAAGAACACCAGCACCGTGGCCACGGAGTATGTTCAGGTGAAAATTGGAGGGACGGAGATCGGTCGCTTGTATGCAGGTGACTGGCTATTCATCCCCTGGAATGCGGATACTACTACGACTGATGCAGACATCGTGTATACCCCCAGTGTTGCGACATCTCTGACGGTTGAGTACGCACTGATCTTCGAAGCCTAATGGCGAACATTCGAGCTAATCTAACACTGCAGAGCCCTGGGGTGATGAGCTCACCTCTGTCTTTGAATGCGTCAGCGAATGTGTTGGCGGATTCAGGGAGTTTGATCCGCAGTAAAGTACTCGGCACCTCAGCGGGGGCTGATGCTACGGTTATCAATAAACCTAGTGATAAGCTCGAAGTAGCATACGTTTTCATTCAGAACCTGGCGGTAGAGAAAGAGGACTACATCTATGTCTATGCGGATACAGCAGCGGATGACCCTGTAATCATGAAGCTGGCTGGCGGTGAGTTTGCATTCTTTCCTGCAAAAAACGACACCAGCCTAAAAGCCTACGGGACTAAGGTGGATCAATTGATTGATTATGGAGTATTCGGATTGGATAGCTCCGCAGTAAGACTCAGCTAATGGCACATCCTAGTTCAGCCTTTCCTAACAACATGGTGATCCTGTCAGGCAGCAATGCTTATACGGATCATACTACTTACGCCCTTCACAATCCTACCGACGCCGCCATCGATGCGGCAGTCATTGGTCGCATGAAGACGTTCCAAAGTACTGTCTACAAAGACGTGGCTACTAGTCAGACCATTGCGGTTCAGCCTGGCGGCACTCTGTACGGCAGCTTTACCTCAGTGGTGGGGGCTGGCCTGCTGGCATACTATTGATATATAATTAAATAAAATGGAAGAAGCACAAGTACAAGAGCCTGTCGTCGAGCAGGCCCCCGCACAAGAAGCGGTAACAGAGGCACCCGTACAGGAAGCTCCGACTCAGGAGCCTACGATTCAGGAAGCCCCTGTGGAGGTGGCTCCTGCTCAAGAGCAGAAGGCCCCCTTTGAAATTTTTGATAGCCCTGAAGCTTTGGCTGCTAGTATGCAAAGAGATTTTGCAGAGCAGGAGGAGACGACGGCTGTTGAGCCAGAGGCTTTTACTGAGCCTCAAACCACAGAACCATTTGATGATCGCAGGTTTCAGCCTGAGCCACAAGTGGGTCGGTATTCGCAACAGGATGTTGATGGTGCTGTAATCTCATACCTCAGCGAGAAGCTGGGGAGACCGATTCAGTCATTCGAGGAACTGTCGCAACCGCAGCTTGATGAGGGGCTGCAAGTGATCTCCAAGTTTATGCAGGACACAGGTAGGTCTGCGCAAGATTGGTTCAGGTATCAGTCGCTTAACCCGTCCGAGATGGACGATATCACGGCGGTACGTGTCCATATGGCGTCAGAGCATCCGAACCTGAACGGGGAGGAACTGGGACTACTCATCAAGAGCAAGTATGCTCCTGGCGCCGATGCTACGGATGACCAGAAGCGTATGGCTCAGCTTCAATTGAAGATGGATGCAACGTCTGCTCGTGAGAGTATCGACCGTATGCGTTCCAATTACGTCGCCCCTAAACCCACAGAGGCCCCTCAGCAGGCAGAAGCCGAACCGCTGATTGACCAGAACTGGGTTCGTGAGATGGCGTATAACCTGGACGCTATGGAAGGTATCGAGTTTGATCTCGGTAACGACAAGACGTTCACCTTCGGAATGGACCAGGAGTACAAGAAGCAACTGGCGTACAAGAACGCCAACCTCGAAAACTTCTTTGATCCATACGTCCGTGAAGATGGGAGCTGGGATTTCGACATGCTGTCCTCTCACCGCACAGTGATTGACAACATCGATAAGATCGTGCAGTCTGCCTATCGGCAGGGCATGAGCGATGGTCAGCGCGGAGTGGTGCAGAATGCAGCTAACGTTCAAGCCAAGGCGCCTGATGACGTCTCTGGCACTCAAAACACAAACCCCCTGGGCGAACAGGTCAGGGATATTCTTCGTGGAAATCGTTCCACAATGACATTCAACATCTAACAATAAGAAAAGATGGCAACAACTACAGGCGCTATTACAAATGGCGTTTCAACCCAAAACCAGGCTGCGCTCGACTTTCGTGCTAATCCTGAAACATACACGACTCTCGACACCCTGATCAAGACGACGAAGGACTTCGTCATGCCTGAGCTTGTCGAGACTTACGGCAACCAAGGCATCACAGGATTCCTGGAGCTGACGGGCGCCGTACAAAGCGGCGGAACCTCAGACCAGGTCGACTGGTACGAGGTGGGTCGTCGTCACAGGGTCTTGAACTACACGCTTGCTAACACTTCTGATACGGGTGCTGGCGTGAGTGTGACCTGCACGGACACCGATATCGTGAACAACGTCCAGCTTAACGACGTGCTGATGGAAGTCGATACGGGCTCCCGCTTCATCGTTCAGTCTGGCGGTTTCGGTACGGGCACTGCTGTGTCTCCCGTTATCCTCGTTCCGCTTGACGGTGGCACGTTCGCGGCAGCCGACATTGATGTCAGTAGTAACGGTAGCTTCATCAAGCTGGGCAATATGTACGCCCAAGGTTCTGAGCAGCCTGGTGCCTACAACGAAACTGACGTTCACAAGCGGAGCAACCCGTTCATGATCGTCAAGGGTCGTCACGAGGTGAGTGGCTCACAGGCTACCAACATCGGCTGGGTCAACCTCGGCGGTGGTGAGTACCGTTGGTTTATGTACGCAGAGCAGGAGGCTCGGAAGCGTTTCGAGGACCAGCGTGAGATGATGCTCCTCTTCGGTGAGCAATACATCACTAGTGCGGGTGGCACGGATCTCACGGACGACCTGGCTGGATCTGACGGATACTTCTCGCAAGTGGAGACTTTGGGTATCAATGTTTCTGGCGCCAACGCTAACCCGATCGACAGCTTTGCTGAGATCGATGACATCATCCTTGAGCTCGATAAGGTCGGCGCTCCTGCAGAGTACGCCATGTACTTGAATCGGAAGCAAGACTTGGCCATCGATGACATGTTGGCTTCTGGTATCGCTACGAGCGTCACGGCAGGTCTGCCTGGTCAGTTCGGTGCGTTCCAGAACAACGCTGACATGGCTGTACAGCTTGGCTTCAAGAGCTTCACGCGTGGTGGATACACCTTCCACAAGCACGATTGGAAGCTGCTGAACGACCCCACCCTCCTCGGCGCCAGCACGGTGTACCAGGGGGCTATGGTCCCGCTGGCCAACGTGGCTGACCCGCGTACTGGTAATAAGGCTCCGTCCTTGGCCATGTACTACAAGGAGGCCAACGGCTACAGCCGTCAGATGGAGCACTGGGTGACTGGTGGTGGCGTGTTGGGGTACAACAACAACGGTGATGCAGGTCGCGACCAGGCGGTCTTCCACTACCGTTCGGAGTGTAACCTCGTGGTTCGTGCTGCTAACCAGCACGTTGCAATCAAGGGATAATCATTTGGAGTGAGGGGAGGGGTTTCGGCTCCTCCCCAAGCTTCATAATCACAAACGATTATGGCTAAATTTTCACACACATTCCCTGGGCCAGTGGTTGTCTCCAACAAGATCATCATCTCTGATGCTTGTGCGCAAAGCACCAACACTAATTTTGAGATTGATCAGCCTGCCAATAGTATTATCGATAAGGTCTTCGTGCGTGTCCTAGGGGGTATCACGGTAGCATCAGCAGTCGATGTGGGCTTCAATCTGGGCACTGCCACTGACCATGCGGGGGGACAAATTGTCGGTGCTGTCGCGAACGGTATTCTTGACGGTAGTGATGCATTGACTGTTTCTGCAGGTAACGTCTTTTCCTTCACCGTCGCTGGTGGTGGTGCAGCTACGCCTGGCGTAACAAACGGTACTGGCGCGTTGTTGAGTGACGCCCGCACCTTGTATGGTCGTATCACCACTGGAGCTGCTGCTGTTACTGGTGACAATCAACTGGAGATTTCTGTTGTTTATACAATCTTTGACTGATGGCTTCAATAATGCAACTCACTGAGGTAGTCTGTGCAAACCTGCAGACTGCAAAACGATACGACGACTTCTTTGATATCGTCGTTGTTGATGCCGACTTCACGGCTGTGGCTGGCAAGGAGTACGGGCTGAACAAGGCAGCAGGCATTGCTGTCACGCTCCCCGCCTCTACGCCTGGCGCCCGCATCAGCTTCTTCAACGTTGCTGATGTCACGTCTAACAACCACGTCATCACTGCTGCTACTGGCGATTTTCTCAAGGGCTACGCCTTTACTCGCGATGAAGCTGATGGCGCCGCTAACGACTTCACGTACTTTGCACCTGACGGGGATGATTTGGTCATCACCCTCAACGGTAGCACGACAGGTGGTCTGATTGGCGATCGCATCGAGCTTATCGGCACGCCGACTGGCTGGAACGTGCGCTGCATCCTGAGCGGTGCAGGTACGCTGGCAACTCCGTTCAGCTGATAGCACATCTGATACACGAAAAGGGCCCCCTAGTGGGGCCTTTTTTATTTGTATTTTTGAGAGATGGCAAAGTTTTTCCTGTTCCGTAGAGAAAACCCGACTGTCTTTAGCGAGGAGGTATCTAATACTGGTGACAACCTATCAGTTATTGCTATCCCTGCCAGCCATGTCTCGCACATGAAGGGGACCGCAGGCAAGGTGACCTTTGTATTCAATGATGCAGGGGTGTATGAGCAGCATAGCACAAGCACAAAAGAGGCTCTGCGTAAAACCAGCATCGATGTGGCTTGTCCAGAGGGGGAGGAGTTTAGCCTTATTCGTGACGTACTGGATTTCATTGCCAATGACAAGTCCATTAAGAATACAATGGTGTTCGACGCTGTCACGGGCAACTCAACCTTTAGGCAAGCACAGCTGAGTACAGCAAACAGTATCGCAGCGAAGGTGTACAAGCAGCCGACAGTTATGGCTACGCAGACCATCAGTAATGATCCCGCCGACACGGACATCACAAGTACTGCAACGACTACGATTGCGGGCGTGGCGTTCCCATCCGCAAGCACTAAGCCGATTATTGATTATAACGACACTGGTTTTACAGGCACTATTGGAAGCAATGTTGGTGGTAGCCATACTTGGACCAACCTCGGTACTGGGGGGACCACCTATGACATCAATGCGGACACAGGTAATCCGCTGCATAGCAGGGCGAGAAACAACAACCTCGCTACGGATGCTGTGACAATCACTGCGTCTGACGCACTGCATCTTAATAATAAGCTGACGGTAGCTGGTGAATACACGATGTACATGGTGTATGGATTGATTGCTCGGTTACAGATGTACCCTATCTATGGCAGCAGTTCCAGCGCTGCTGAAGGTTTCGGTAGAGGTGATACAAAGGACGTTATGTCCTTTTCTTTCGACACGGGATCTGCTGCACCAGCAAACGTATTGACAAGCACAACAGACTTTGGAACCAAGGCTTCACGATTACAAGACCCTAAGCTTGATGATGTCGCGGCGCTAGGTGCTAACAAGGCAGGAGCGCAGATTTGCTACGTATGGGTTATCAGAAGGGATAAAGACTTTAACATCTATATCCATGACTATCAAGGAGATGTGATTGGATACATCCCTAGAAAAGTAGAGGGCACACAGAAAACCGACGGGGACTTGAGTGTTGATCGCCTCGGTGGGGACGGTACTGGAACGGAGTGGAAGGGGGAGCTTGCTAGGTTTGGAGTCATCCCGTCTGATATCGGTAGCTCAGAAGCGGCTCGTATTGCCCAGGATTTGTTCGCTAGATACAACTACTATTCTTTTTAGTATATTTGTCTGAACAAATTCAATTAAAATGAGTGAAACAACTACCCGCAGGGCGCCAGGTCGTCCGCGTAAGACTGAAACTAAACCAGTCGAAGTCGCTGAGACTCCAAAGCAAACACAAAAGAAGACAGTCCTCAAGCGTAAAGAGGCCGTTAATTCCAACGCGGAGTTTGAGATTATCCGCAACGGCGGCATTGTCACTATGCTCCCGCAGAAAGGTGTAACTGTTTACGATCCTGAAAAAGATACTGTCCGTGAGGTGCGGTACTGCCCTAATGAACCTAGCATTTGGACTGATGAGCAGGGGGAGAAGGCCAGGCGTGAAGCAGTCATCTTTCGGGATGGGCGCATCTTTGTGCCAAAGAATAAGCCTAACCTGCGTAAGTTCCTGGAGGTTCATCCAGGTAACGAAGCAAATGGAGGGGGGCTGTTCCGAGCTGTAGATAAGAAGAAGGAGGCTGAGGATCAACTTCAGAAGGAGTTCTTGTTGAACGATGCTATTCAGCTGGTGCGTGAGAAGCCCATCGAGGATCTCCTCGCTGTTGCCATCTATCATGGGGTGAACATCAACGTGTCTACCAGCGACATCCGATATAACCTGTTGCAGGTGGCGAAGAAGAACCCGTCAGATTTCATCCAGTCGTTTGACAATCCGCAGGTACAGGCTCGTTCTATTGTGCAGCAAGCAGCGGATTATCAATTCATCAATGCCAAACCAGATTCAGTGCGGTGGTTTGATAGCAACAAGGTGATAGTATCTGTACCTGCTGGCATGGACCCTATTGATGTACTCACCCGCTTCTGCCTGACTGAGAAGGGTGCGTCGGTGTTGAGCAACCTAGAAGACAAGCTGGCGAAGCTTGCCTAAGTCTTTGACACACAGCTGAGAAGGCCGCCAAGCGCGGCCTTTTCTTTTTTATATTTGTATACTATGGTCAGTATCGTTAGGGTATACAATATTGTTCGCGATCTGGCGAATAAGGATCAGAAGGGATTCATCGCCCCGAACGTATTTACTTCGTTCGCCCGTGTGGCTCAGCAGAACATTTATAACGAGATGTTCAATGAGATGAAGCTGGCTACGGCACTGCGAAAATCTGGTCGTGACTCAGGTCGTGATAAGTCGGCATACAAGATGGTTGAGGAGGACCTCTCCACATACATCAACAATATGCTGATCACCACAGACATCGATGCGTATGCTGATGAGGCGCCCGATCCTAACGACCCAGACCAGACCATTACGGTCAATGTGAATCCTGATGGTGCGTTTACATTCCGTCGCCCCTCAGACTTTGGCCACCTCATCTCTATGCAGCTGGAGGGGACAAACACCAGCGTCGAACTTATCTACGATTCAGAGAAACTGAACCGTGTGTTGAACAGCAACCTGTCTACCCCTACGCTAGAGTTTCCTGTAGCCTTGGAGATGAATGAGGTCTTTCAGGTCTTCCCCACGGATGTTACAGGTGTGGTGATGCGGTACTACAGGCAACCACAGTCTAGGGCTGAGGCTGCGGTTCAGCTGAATACCTTAGATGCAGCAGGCGTAGCGTTCGCTGTTAACTATGGTTTGGGTGAATACATCCCAAACAGCCAACCCACTTTCGTGGCCAACACAGTTGACGACGGCACGGGGTTCATCATCCCAAACCTTAACAGCAGCAGGGGGTTTGATTTACCTGCGCACTATATCCATGAGGTGGTGATGGAGATCTGTCAGCTTATTGGCGTGCGCTTGCGCGACAATGTCTTGATGCAATATGGAATGATGGAAACCCAAGCTGAGTAATGCCACTAACAAACGTAGCAGAAGATGCAATGAATCACGTCAGTCTCCGCCAGGTGATTGACGATTTCATTATTACTATGGACACTGATGACTACATCAGTAACGTCAACGACGCCGCGATCCGCAACGTAGCGCTGCGTGGTATCCGCGAGTTTGGATTTGACGTCACCAGTCGAGTGCGTTCTCTCAAGCGGTCCATCGACACGGCGACGAATACCGTGGCTCTTCCTGACGATTTTGTAGACTTGATTAAGTTGGGGATAGTATCAGATGGTATCGTGTATGTGCTTGGTGAAAACAAGAACATCAACATGAGCCAGATCATCGAGGCTGCTGACGCGAACGGGGATATCGCAACTACCGATAGCCAAGATGGCCCTTTAGACATTCCTGCAAATTTTATTCAGAACCGTGATGACGATGGGACTGATACTGCGGGGGGTGGTAACGGGGAGAATGACTACGACTTCTACGTGTTCCAGAACTACCTGTACCAGGGTGGACTTGGTAGGTTATATGGTGCTGGGGGTGGTCACTTGCGGGGTTACTATCGCATGAACCTAGAGCAGAACAGGATTGAGCTAGATACAAGCTCTGATATTTCTGAGGTTGTGCTTGAGTATATCGCCGATGAAGCTCGATCTACTTACCCTGTGATCCATGTGTATGCAGAGGAGGCCCTGCGTTGCTATATGTACTACAAGCTGTGTGAGCGCAAGTCAACGATACCCGCAGGGGAAAAAGCCAGGGCTCGACAGGAGTATTACAATGAGCGTCGCAAGGCTAAGGCCCGCATGAACAACTTCACAAAAGAAGAAGCATTGAAAACCGTGCGTCAAAACTTCCGACAGTCACCGAAGCACTGATGATCGATAAGATTTTTCCTCGCATTTTAAATTCCAGCAAAGACAATCGGATTCGCTCGAAGACCGAGATGAACGACGCTTTGAATATCGTCGCGACAGAGGATTTTGATGCGTTAGGCGGTGCGAACGAGGGGGGTGACGCTGGGGTTATTAAGCCTCAAAAGGGCAATGAAGCCAGGCCTATCAAAACGTATGACCTTGATGCTGTATTCCCCCCTACGCCTGCAGTCAATAGGCGGGTCCTAGGCAGGGTGGTTGACTCTCGTGCGGGGGTTGTGTACATGTTCATCTATTCGGAGACGCCGAGTGAGATGGGGGTGTATGCATATGATGCTTACGGATTTTTGCCAGGTGGTGATCAGGCATGGCGACCAATCTACACGACTAGTGAGTTCCAGTTTAGCTCTACAGGTAGGGTTGTAGGGGATGTCGTGCACATCACTGGTCCTAACGATACGTTCCGTCCCATCCTGTATTTCACAGACAACGAGAATGAGCCACGCAGGATTGATGTCTTGCGCTGTGTGGAGAATGGATATGACCCTACTGGCTTTGAGTACACAGAAAACAGTGTTGATGACGTCGATGTCATTACTGCTTGCACCAAAGCGCCCATTCACCCGATTCAGTTTGAGTTTCTGCCCGACCCCGAACGCGCCCAAAGCAACTTCCGTCGGATCCCTGGTATGCAGTTTGCGTATCAATGCATCTACTACACAGGCGAGGAGTCTGCGATTTCGACATACTCGGATATCGCGGTGCCCGAAGAATACTTGCGGCAAGGCTTTACTGCTACACAGCTAGAACTACCGAAGTTTTTACAGCTGGTGGTTCCTTCACAAGTTGATGGGATGCCCAACTTCTCTGAGGAGGTTCAACGCATTCGCTTGCTGGTTCGTCAAGGTAATATAGGGGCGTGGTATGAAATCGATGAGGTTGATTGGACGAGCGTCGGTGGCGCTCCAGTTGTCTACAACTTCTACAACGACGAGGTACTGACGGGGTTGACCAATGAAGAGCAGAATAGAGACTTCGATGCGCACCCACAGGTAGCTGAGGCTCTAGCTGTGGTTGAAAACAGATTGTTCTATGGCAACTACGTAGAGGGATTTGATGAGGTTCCTCTAGAGGCGAATGTCAACGTGTTGTATCAAGACAGGCCTAATGAGTTTATTAATATCAACATCCCCGTCAGTCCTGTAATTGTCCCTATGGACAGCGAGCTAACTCTTGCGGGTGACCCCACGGCGTTTCGTGAGAAGTCTACAGGGTTTGTCATGGACCTTTCTCAACTACCTGATACGCTACCAGACGGGGCTGTTCTTACGTGCTTGATCCGCGTGGCTTTTGGTGGGGCAGTAGAGGCATATCAGGGAGCGAAGAACTTTCACGCCAATCAGCTGCTTGGTGACGGATTAAATGCCACCAACGCTCAAACACTCGACTTTACGCAAAACAACGCCCTCCAAAATGGGCAGCTCCCAGGTGAGAATTATGCCTCATCCAATACTACTGGAACTTTTAGTCTGAACGGCACGCTTCCTGTAGGCTTTATTGGTGAGGGTGTAGGTAGAGACACGCTTCGGTGGCAAACCATAGCTCAGGCGCAAAGCGTATTTGGTACACCATACGAAAATGGCGCTCGTGTTGGCGGACATGGTCTGTCGCCATTACGATTCCGTGGACCGCAAGGCGCATCGGAGCAATTGGTCTTTAGTTTTACTGCGACGGCACAGGGGGCAATCACGAATCCTCAGACGTCAGTACGCGATGTGCTTCGGTATGGGCTACAGGGCAGCGACTTCTTAATTCAAGGGTGGGAGGTTACGAACTCGCAGATAACCCCTTCGTATGGATTTGACCTAGGTTTAAAAGATCCAACCGAGAGCCCTGAGTATCAAGCTTATTTGAATGATCCTGCAACTGCACCTGACGGCATAGAAGGGGTAGGGCAGATGTTTTTGGGCACTGGCCCTGAAGCTCCAGGCTCTGGGCAGGAAGCAACTTACAGCGTAATCAATACCGACACTCCAGAATACGCTATCCTCCCAACCAAGAATTCGGCACATAGAGATGTGGCTAAGCTCATCTTCCCCGTGGGCTCCGCTACGGCCAATGATACTTACGGTACGGTGGCCAGTGTCTGGAATTCTAACGCAGCCCAAGGATTTTGCATTGTCAATTCAGCAACCTTGAGTTTTCGGTTGAGGGCCATGCCAACTATAACTAACGATCCGCTGGGATCTCTGGTCTTCTACCTTGAGTTGGACCAGGTGGGCGACTGCGACGTGCGTACCTGCCTACCTATCCTTAATCCAGGGGGTATCTTAGATGGGGGTGTTGGTCCTTTTGATCAACCCTTGCGCTTTGAGGGGTGGCGGGTATTCTCTGCATCTTACCTCAACCAATACAATGTTCTGGATATGCCTTCCGCAGATCCCAGAGACATGAGTGCATTCCTGGCTAATATTGCGCAGGGCGATGATAATGATTTGCTGCCCCTAGATAGGCGTGCCCGTTATCTAGGCTTCTTGTACAGCCAAACCGTTGGGGTCGGTAACCCTATTCCTGGGGGTGATCTTTTTGTAAATAACAGAGAGAGGAGGGAGCAAATTTTGATTAGTAATAACCTGGAAGTCAATGAGGTAAACCTATTTGGCATTGGCTTTGAGGCAGTGGGGACATCATTGCAGGATGGTGAGTCACACCCCGCTGTATATCGGGGGGAATACCTTGACACTGAGAACTTGGAGAATGGTTTTGACGGTTTAGACCACGTCTTTACTCCCAACGATCCAGACATCGGGTGCTATGGCACTATGGCGGTGATGTACGGTTGTGCGGCGTGGGCTACTAACTTTCCGCAACACTTACAAGGTGCACAGATTGGTGACTTGCTGCCCACTCCACTCATCTTTCAGTCCGCTTTTGAGCGGATCGGGGGGTCGCTTATTAATTCTGGTGGTGTAGGGGCTGCGACTGACGGCGCTGGCGGCGGCGCTCAATTTTATGAGTTCGAGACTAGCGTACCTGAGGGAACGGCGGGGCCTAGGGCAGAGATTCAAACGGACATATTCTTAGGCGAGTCAGACCTGAGCGGGGCCTTTAGGAGTTTTAAGACCAACGCCACTCATGCTTTGGGTATCATCCACTACGATCAGCGTGGACGCCCAGGCAATGTCCAGCCTATTGATCCTGTCTTTGTTCCAGGGTATTCACCTGCAGAAAGAAATGGCATTGGCTTTCAAGGCAGGGTGGCTTTGCAAGTAGAACTACTGAGCGACCCACCAGATTGGGCATTCTACTATCAGCTTGTGTACGCAGGCAATAGCACAGTACAAAATTTTATTCAGTACAGTGTGGGGGGTGCTTACCATGCTATTGATGGCGCAGAAGAGCAGCTCAATAACCTTTACGTTTCTCTGAATCACCTTCAATTCCACCCGACAGTTTCGTATGCTAATGCCTTTGGGGCGGTGCACCCTGACGGCACAAGCGACCTGTATGTGTACTCCCCTGGTGATTACCTACGCGTCATCAGCTACTACACTGATGCTACGAACCAGGTCTATCCAACCAATCTAATCTTTGAGATTGCAGGGCAGGTGACATTGACTGCCGACGCAGATACAAACCCTCTTATGGAGGCGGATAATGTCCAGGCTACGCATTTGACTGGACAGTTCCTAATAATCAAGGATAATCAAGATGCACAGGGATTTAGATTCAGTGATGTTATTGTTGGGAACAATGCGGCTAACACTACTTCCACTAATTACTGGAGGGGGCGCTGCATTGTGGAGATCATTACCCCCCGACGCATAGCAGAAGGGGAGGAGATATTGTATCGTGAGACCTCGCAGGTGTACAATGTAGGTCGAGGTAATACGGGTGTGTACTACCAGACGCCAACACTGTTGTTTGACAATGGCGACGTATGGTGGAGAGCTGTACCTGTAAACGTTCAGGATTATCAAAACAGTCAATTCCTAAACCTCATTCAACCAGAGGTTGATGACCTAGGCAATGAGAACACCTTCCCCACACAGGCGCGGTTCCGCAGCGTGTACTTAGAAAGCACAACTTTCAATGACACCTTCCCTGGCTGTGATGTAAATGGGTTGGGTAAAGTCAAGAGATACAAGCCAAACGCTACGCAAGTACGCAGGTTCTCTAGCGTGATCTATAGCGACGAGAATAACTACAGTGTGCGGCGTCTTAGGTACACCGTGTTCAACCCATACCTAGCTCCGTTCAAAGACCTGCCCAATGAGTTTGGAAATATCAACGCTCTGCTCAACTACAACGACTCGCTCTTTGTTGTGCAAGAGGATAAGGCGAGTATGCTCCCTATAAACAGACAGATCATTAGTGATGTGCTAGGGGCAGAGAGCTTGATTGCAACCAGTAAAGTCGTGGGCAATCAGCAATTAATTTCTGGGCACGCAGGGGCAGACAACAATAGGGAGAGTGTTATCAAGGTCGATGACAGCGTGTACTTTGCTCACAAAACCAACAAGCAAGTGTATCGCTTCAGCCCCAAGGGCGGGCTCCAGGTTATCTCTGACGCAGGCATGAACGCCTTCTTCGTAGATGTGTTCGAGGACTACGGCTACGGGGACCTGGTTCGTGTGGTCAGTGGATATGATCCGCTAAATGACGAGTATATCATTACTGTGTTGACCACTGAGGCGTTGGCAGAACCAGGCATTAATGAATACACGCAGCCCAATTTGGGTCTTTTGACCGATGTAGGTCTCGGAGACGGGGGTTCTGGCTTTGGTGAGGAAGGTGAAGGCGTAATTGATTGGGATACTTCATATGGCGGTCCCGCAACAGATTACACGGATGAGATCATAAGTACAGGTGGCACAGCGCCCGATGGGGTTTCTCCTACCGAAAACGATGGGTGGCCAGCGCCGAATGGAGATGGTATTGGCAACTCTGGCAAGGGTCAAATTGATGTTGTTGTATTCAATCAAGGTATAATTGATGATACCTCTAATGGTGGTACGGCTGGATATGCTGATCCATATGAACCAAGCAGTTACACAACCCGTATCCAACTTGGAGGCGGATTCAATCCGTTTACAGTAGATGTCAGGGAAATATGGCCTGTTGCTTTACGCGAAACCCTAGGACCATGGACATGGAATGGTCCAGGAGATTCGCAGCTAAGTTTTGATGGTGATACCACAATAACGGGCATTCCGCAAAATATTAATGGCAATCCGAATCCTAATAACCCGATCTCATCTTGGGTGACTTTTGATCTCAATAATATCGATGCGTCCAATTACAGAGCGAGGTTAGGCGAGGGGGAGGTGCTGTTTGGCAATCTTTCATTGCGTGGTGCAGTCGAAGTCCGCAAACATTATCTCGTTCAGAAAAAGAACGAGCTCATTGCCAGTATTAAAAATGGTCCAGAAACAGAAATACTACAGCTGATCAACCAACTACCAGGCGATCTTGATAATGTCATTGCGCAACTGACTACGCTGGGTATAAACAATGACCCAAATATTGCAGCTTTGCTGAACCAAACACTGGTAGCAATTACTGACCTGGAACAATTCGCTTTGACTGTATTGGGCAGTACTACCATTCAGACCCTGAGCGATCCAGATGGTCAGACTACCCTGGTCGGTGGTTTTGGTAGCTTTACTGAAACATCGTATCCATTAGGACCTATCGAGTACAATGTATTAAATCAGTTTAATTCCCTTCTGGCTACGGTAGGGGATACATTCATTCCGCTTTTGGGATTGGAGGGCGTAAACTTATCGTCTATTTTGACAGATTTAGCATCGGCCAATGCCACCTTGCGCAATCAAGTGGATGTGCTAACGGATCAAGTACAGGCATTGAGTGACGCCACCTTGAATTTCGATGGGGGTGAACCACTTATTTCAGGTGTGACATCTACACAGTTGGAGTCGTCAAGCATCAATACAATTGCTCAGGATGGACTCCTGACATACAGCGACGTAACACGAGATTTTGATCCTCTGATTCAGTTTATTATTACCAACAATGCCACGACTGCTGATGCCCTAACCCCAGACCTAGGCGCCCAATTTGTTGCGCAAGTTTTGGCCGATATCGGAGAGACGCTGCTGAGTCAAATGCCAAACGTCGGTGTTGATCCTACAACTATATCCGCCTCTGAATTTTCTGCTAGTCAAAAATTGGCACAGCAATTCATCAGTCTACGAGATGATCCAGATGGCATCCGAGCTTTAACGAATCTTGACGGTTTTACTAATCCACTGAATATTACTGGTGAGGCATTGCTTACGTCCCAAGATTTAGGCAATGCGCTAATTTCTTCTGGCGCTACAGACGCTGATGGTGCTTTCCTCAACCCATTTGCAATATATCAACCACTCGTTAAAGTTGCTGGTCTACGAGGAATCCAGATAGCCACGATGATGACAGAGCCTGATGCGCTACAAGTCTACATTAATATGGCTGAGGCAGCTAATCTTAATATTGTAGCGATTGACTCGAATCCTTCAGCGGGCTTCCATCTGCAAAGATACCCGTGGGTTCGTGCACAACTAAAGAATTTAGAGGCGGGGCGATATGACGTAAACCTAGCTACAGGGTCATATACGTGGATAGATCAATCATTATTCCCCGTTGAATTCCCGTGGGAATCTGCGTCATACCAGGCTGGATATTGGGGGACACCTGGAGTATTCGAAGGTGGCTCACAAACGAAAGACAGGCTGGACTTAGGAGATAATTTCTGGAACCTACTTATCGGCGCCTATCCCCCTGGGTTTGTTTGGCAGGTTATAGGTGATACTGGCGCTGCTATGCAGGAGATTATGATTCTTATGGAGCCTTACGCAGACATGCAGGAAGGGACCAGTTGGTCTCCTGAGCTCACCCAAAAATTTATTGATGTTTATACCAGTCAAAATATACCTGATTCGACCTTGATTGCTAACCCCGCTGTATCCCTTAATCCATTTCTCCGATTTGGTGCTATTGCCGACAACGTTCAGTTGACAGAAGACCAAGTGAATACTGCTATAGTAAATGCTATTAACTATACAACTCCTAGTAATGCCTAATACAGTAGCGTTCAGTCATAAAGGTGGGTATTGGAAGACACGCTATAGCTTCTATAGCTATTGCTATGCATTCCTTGACCGCCTATTCTTTAGCTTCAACCAAACCTTTGGGACGGCGCCTATATGGGAGCACAATAGTGAGACGGCAGGTCGTACTAATTTCTACAATGCGCAGGGCGGGAGTGCTATTGCTGTGACCTTCAACGAAAATGCGAGTAGCAATAAGATTTACAAAGCTTTTTCTTTGGAGTCAACCAACAACGTGAACGGCGTGTCCGTGTTGACGGTTAATGATAGTACTGTAGCTGCCCAGGCGGTAAACCCTACTGCCACCGTCTTAGAGGAGAAGGGTGGAATTATGTATGGCAGTGTCGGGCTGGATCAGAGGCTGACGGGAGCTAACGTCAAACTTGTAGGGGTGGTGCAGGGTGTGACCAATGGGGCCATAAACACTGTTGAGATACAGTTTATTGATGGAGGAGATTCGTACAACCTAGATGCTGATGGATCTACCAGATACTTTTTTGCCAATGTGCAAGACAACCCCAATGGGACTACTGCGACAACTTATTTTCAATTCAACGTTACAAACGTTATCAACCCCGTAGCATACAATAATATCCCTACTGCTCTGGCTCTAGCTCCGCTTGCAACCACTGAGTCTATCGGTACCAACGTTATATATTTTTCTGGGGGCGCGATCACACTCCCTGGTGCAGGTAATACCTACTTGTATTCTGCTACGCCAGGAGAAGTAAACGGTGAGCAGGCGCGGGGGCAGACTGTGAATGCTGTCATCACTTTAGGGGCCGCAAACTACGAATTGTACGCCTTGAATTTAGAATACGAAGAGACTGACTATGATCATCGTGATGAACGATACAATCGTAGGTCTGGCGGGGCGTCAGGAGCAAGCAAGCAAACGAGGCGTAGACAATAATTATTTACTTTTGCAATTACAATGTGGCAACTAATACCATTTGCAGTAGGGCAGACACTGGGGTATCTTGAGAATCAAGAGATCGGCAAAGAAGGTCAGGCTCTGGCTGCTCAGGGAGAAGCAGACTACGACATCACGCTAGGCAACCTGTCTCGCATCGCTGACGAGGTTGGCGTAGGGCAGCAGAGCTATAAGCTTCGCGACACGTACTACCAGGTGGCAGAGGAGCTATCTAAGGCGGGGGTGGCTGATGCCGATGAGCTCGCATCTCAGATGATGGCGGGCATTGGTGATGCCCGTGAGGAGATGGCTGCTGTAGGTAAAGTCAGCGATCTAATGAAGGGCAAGCGCGATGCACGCCTAGAGGGTGCGATGCTGAAGCTGCAGGGGGAAGCTGGTTTAACTAAGCGCAGTGAGGGGTTGGAGGATGTCAAGCGTGGCATGGAGTTCAACATCGCTGACACCAGGGAGCGTGATCTGGCCCGTATCAATACGGGTATGGACGCATACTTTGGATCTAAAGCTGCCACTGCGGAACAGTTTGCTGCTGCAGGCAACACCTTGAGTTCATCACTCATTGCCGCTTCAGGTACGCCTGATCAACGGGCACTAGCTAGAACGCAGCGTCAGGGCGGCGGAGGTGCTGATGGTGCGACAGAAGAATATGCACCGACGTATGACCCAGCGGATTTTGAAAAATTTGGTACTGGTTCGTCTAGTCCTGGTAAAGTAAGTCTTTACTCAGGTCCGTATCAAACTGATATGGCAAACCCCTTGGAAGCCATGACCAACAAAGAGCTGGCGAATGCTTTTCAGGGGGCGGATCTAGAGGATGTCATTCGTGATCAAGGCTTTGGATGGAACACCTACGGGGTTGGATCTATGGGCAGTGTTGATGACTTCCAAAATTTCACTGGCATCTTGCCTTACGGGGGGTATCAATTCCGTCAGGGCGGCTACATCGCCGAGGGTGGCGGTGTAACTGAAGGGGAGTTTAGTCACGACACAAACAAGAAGGCCATCATCGACGAGGAGAATGGACAGAAAGAGGGGGAGCTAACAGGTGGTGAGGTCGTCTTTAATCCAGAGCAGACTGATAAAATCGAGGACTTCATTGAGTCTCGTGATGCGAATGGCTTGCTGGGCTATATGAGCATGCTGTTCTCCTTGCCGCAATTTCAACAGGCATGAGGTATACAGGCAAGATCGCCATACCTGACTTGACTAAGGGGATGGAGCTCATCCCCCAGGCATACATAGCACGCAACAAACAGTACGCGGCGAACAGGAAACAGCAGGCTGCTGCTTTAAAGGCAGCCAACGAGGCCCGCGCAAAAGCGTTGGGGGAGCTTGGAGGTATCGATCAGGACTATCACCCGTTCTTCAAACCATATATCACGCAGGAGTGGGACCGCTTTCGTACTGAGCGCGTACCTCAGATTCTATCCATGGATCCCAGTGTCGCACCGAGTATGATGAAGATAGAGTACGAGAACTTTATTAAATCGGCGGACAAGTACCTAGTTGACCAGGATATGATTGCTGCGTCGCATGACTACGCCAACTTTATTGACCCTCAATCCGAAGCGTACAACACTATGCAATCGAGCCTACCTGCAGACCGCAGGTTGAATGCAAGTATGCAGGAGTTCCAAGAGAAATGGAACTATCAAACGAAAGGCTTGATGCAAAACCCTCACGTTGTGCGCAACAATGATGGTAGTTTCTCTGTCATGGGGATGGATGTAGACCCAAAGACTGGTGAACCTATGGACGGCACTGAGATCGACGGGCGCATGGCGCGACACTTCAATGATAAAAGCTGGTTCACCCCCAGCACTATGCGTGTAGCCCCACGAGACATGGAGGATTTGGCGGAGAACTTGGTCTCTGCTCGCATGGCTCGGAACCTCCCCTTCAATTGGGACGACATCAGCCGCGATTACACTCGGCACTGGAGGGACCCTATGGATTTCAGTACAGTCAATCGTGAGTCAGAGCAATATGAGTGGCGACTCATGGCAGCAGAACAGATAATGGAACGGCTGCGCGACCCAAACTATAAGTACTTTGATTCCACAGCAGCAGCGATGCCTGATGAAGTACTGATTGAGATGTTTGACTTGGATAAAGAGACTATGGAGCAGCAGCCAACTCTGGCTCAGAACATCATGGGTTCACTACAAGAAGTATGGGACACAGACTACAAAGAGCTGATTGAGTACAAGTATAAGTCTCGTAGCGGCGGGTCAACCCCTGACGATCTTCGTCCTGGTGCGCGTATAGCGACTCTCAAGATTGCGAACATTGATACTCTGGCAGGGGATGTAGACTTGAACATTGCTAAGTTGGCATACCCCAGTATTATCACTAGCGATGTGACTGCTCAATCACTGAGGGACACTGACGACCATGACGCTACGGAGTTCCCCGTGAGGTACCAGGCCCTGCGCGGTATCCGTGGCTCAACGATGAATGACATCAACGCGAACATGCGTAACTCTGCGTACTACCAAGCGATGAAATTGCTGGAGAGTACAGACCTGCTGGAGAGGGATGTGAACACAGGTTTGTTTAGGGCAACGGGCGACCTCCCCGATGGTGTGGCCGAGTTGCTAACGAAAGCAAACAGCCAAACAGACACGCAAAACATTCAGGGTGTTTACTTCACCCCCAATCCAAACATCTATGCTGTTGAGGGTGAAGATGGGGCATTGGTTTGGGTCGATGCATCGAACCTCACGAAGGCCACCGTCGACCTGGATAGCCAGATCAACCTTGTGCTCGGCCAGGTTTTCGATTCGCAGCAAGCTCTGCAGGCGCTGCGTAATCAGGTGCTGCAAAACAATCCCTTTAGGGCAACAGGAACATCTAGGTAAGTATGGAAGAAGAAGAGTTGGGACAGCTGCTTTTAGACTACGCTGCTACTGCAAGCAACCCCAGTTATGGTGGGGATTGGAATGTTATTGACGCGAAGTTCCCTGAGTTTCAACCAGGTGGGAAGTATCAGCACCTCAAGGCTCAGGATCTGCACGACTATGTTGAAACCTACAACAACCCTGAGTACAAGCAGGATACCGCAGTCATCAACGCGAAGTTCCCTGAGTTCTTTGCTACCCCAGGTGACGTAAAAAAAAAAGATCAGGGCACACCGCTCTCACCTTCCACCTCAGCTTTGGATGGGACGGAAAGTTCTTTGGAGTCACCGCAGGTATCGGAGGAAGAACGCTTCGGGCTGGGATCTGTCGAGGATAGTGACACATACCCTGACCTGGTTCTGCGCGGTGGCGGGACGACTCCAATTAGGCGCAAGTTTGGTGAGCTAACGTACCAACTGAAGGACGGCAAGGTCAGCATCGCTGACATGACACCGAACCTTCGTGACATGCGGCAGCGGGAACCCTTGAATGTTCCTGACCAAGTCCTGCAGCGCCAGCTACAGAGGCAGGGATTCCTGGTGACACAGAAGTTGTTGGGGGCTACCCGTGATGGCGCACCACAAGAGTATGAGTCTGTGTTGAGTAATGCTATGCGTGATATCGCACGGTACGATACAGACATCTTCACAGGCATCGACGCTATTGCAGGGGAGGTAGCTAAGTACCCTGACGTAGCTAAAGAAATCTTTGGTATCGAAGTGGACACCCAGTTTGGCGGCTCGTACCAACCAGGCAGCGGCACGATGATCGAGTATAGTGAGCCAGAGATGATCGCTGAGCGCAAGCGGCTCATCAATGACAAGCTGGTTCGTGATGTGTACGGTGCGATGGCTAAAGAGTTGCGGATGTCCTTGCCGACTGAGCACCAACAGAACTCTGAGTCCCTGCGGCATATTGAGAATGACATCTTCGAGCGCACCATGATGCTGGTGGATATGGACGAGGATGGCACTGTTAATACTCAGCCCCTTATCGAATGGGGAGGATGGGGTACTGCTGTGTGGGGGAATCAGATGATCAAGTACCCAAAGTTTGAGGGCTACATGCCAGACCTGATTCGTGCAGGCTCGTTGGATTTAATCAACGGGGTGGCTAATATGTTTGGGGCACCTGATGAAGATGTTAGGAGCCGCAGGGAGCGTGCAGAGCAGTACCGCAGTGGGGCTATGCAATTTGTTGACGATTCTTCCGAGATGTCTTGGGAGAATTATTACAAACGAACCATGGGGACCATGGCTGAGGGGGCGCCATTCTTTATGGCTACGTTCCCACTGCAGATATATACTGGCGGGCGCCTGGCTGCCTTAAACATGTCTACCAATGGCATCATCGGTGTTATGGCTGCTGAGAGCACAGCCATGCTCACCATGCAGGAGTTTGCTAGGGTAAAAGACAACGACGAGTTTAAGGTTTACAAGAAGGACGGAAGAGAGTACAGCTACGGCGATATGATCATGGCCACAGGCGGAGACCCTGAGAAGATGGCTGAGTATACTGCCGAACAAGATGTCGCAGCGGAACTAGGGTACATAGCCAGTGCAGCGGGGATGAACTTCGCTGTCGATGGGATGTCCTCTCGCTTCTTTATGAATGCCCTGAGATCGCTACCGACCCACACCCTAGCGGGTCCGCAGATGCGGAAGTGGTGGAGTGCATACGCTACCAACATGGGGTATGCTGTGCCAGTGGGGGGTGTGACCAGCAGCATTCAAGCTATGGCTCAGTATGTATCCTACCAGGAGGCCACTGGCCGCGAGGTGGATTGGAAAGAGGTGGAGGAGATTGGATTGTCCGCCTTGCCGACGGGAGCTGCGTATGGTGGATTGATTACCACAGCGGGTGCTGGGTTTAATTACTTCAATGGGGCGCGTGCACTAGCTAGGGATAGGTTCGGTAGGGGTATGCAGAACATGACATACCTCAAGCAGTCTGAAGGGCTGTTGTCGCGCCTGCAGAATGCCAAGCCAGAGGAGGCACTCATGATCGGCAGGGAAATCCTGGAGCTAGAGAACCTGAACCTGCGCAGGCAGCTGGCTGACACAGAGTTCTATCGGAGTATGAGCGCTGAAGACAGGGAGAACATCCTCATCATTACAGACGAGATGAATCAGCAGCGCCGCCTGATGCTTATGCTTCGCGATGAAGAAAGCCCATCATACAAGGCTGCTAAAGAAAGGCTGGAGGAGCTGGCTCAGCAGCGCAACAATATCGAGTCTCTCTACGAGGCGGACCCTCGACCCATGCGGTATGATGACGATGGGAATCTGCTTGATCGCGATCCGTTTGCGGAAGGCCCAGAGATTACTGAGCAGCTTGGGGTGTACAGCGATCCATCTGCAGCACCAGGCTATGGGGCGCGGACTCCCCGTCCAATAGAGATGCTTGTTCCTCGTCGTCCGAAGGGGTTGATGTATACCCAAGAGGGGAAGACTGTGTATAGGGAACAGCTGGAGGGGGACAAGCCCTTCTATGAATCCCTGGTCGATCAGTACCGTGGCATAGAGAATTTCCAGCGTGGTGTCCAAGAGCGGGAGGGACTCGGCTTGCGTGTCCCTGAAGAGATGGATGTCGTTGCCATGATGACACTGCTTGAACCCAGGGCACAGCAAGCGGCGATGCAGGATCTGGCTGTCATCACGGACAAAGGGGGGCTGTTTGATATTGTTCGCAGTGGCAGTCGCAGTGCTATTGGCAAGGGTATCGATAAGATTACTGGCCGCAGAACAACACAAAAGCTCATCGATGAGAACGCAGAGGCTTTGTCGGGCGTTATGCCTGAAGGTAGTAGGCTTACTCCACTTAGTTTGTTTGAGCAGTATCGCTATGCGTTGCATGCTAACGAACGTAACCAGCACATCTACAATAAGAACAAAGCCGAGCACGATGAGCTGAGCGCAAAGGAAGGGCGGACGCAGTTGGAGACAGAGCGCATGCGCAAGCTTGCGCAGTATATGGCTGAGAAGAAGGGGAGTGGCATGAGTGACGAGCAGTCTCAAGCTTTTCTTGACGCCCTCCCAGACGAACTGCTCACTCGCCTAGACGAGGCTAACGGTCAACTCAGTGCCTTGGTGGGCAAGACTCAGGATGCCTTGCTCAAGTATGGATTCATTAATGAAGAGCAATACAACACACTTCAGAATCAGTTTGAGAACTACACCGCTTTGTTTGGTCGCAGCATTGGCGACAACACCCTTATTGATCCTCTTACAGGCGAGGTAAGGGTAACAGATGACGCATACAGCAAGGTGCGCGGGCAGACATACCTGGACAACAAGTTCTTGATGGAAGCTAAGGGTCGTAGCGAGCAGACGGGGGACCTGTTAGCGAAGATGATGATGCAGAATATTGAGGTGCATGTCTTGGGGCAGCGCAACCTAGCGATGCAGCGTCTCCATAACCTTATGGCGGAGTACCCTGATTCGCAGCACCGCATCACCGACAACGGGAACTCTAATGCAGCCAACACCCAGGTGGTTTACATCGATGGGCAGCGGAAGTATCTGGAATTCTATCACCGTGATGGCACCCCGAACACAATGATTTTGCAGGGGCTGAAGGAGCAGCCGCTTGATCTCGGCAGTAAGCCTACAGCAGGTACGGTTTATCATACCATGACCGTTTTATCGGGGCTTCGCAAAGTCCACACCAACTGGTCTGCAGAGTTTGGACCATGGGCTTTGTTCCGCGACTACGTCGGTGCTGTCCAGAACTCAGTCTTTCTTACAGAGCAGCAGTATGGGTATGGATTGCGTACCGAGGACGGCATGCCTGTAGATGCAGCTGCTTTCCAAGCGGGGGTTCTAAACCCAGCAGATGTATTCAAGTCATGGAGCATGGTGGCGTTGGATGCCACTAACCTACCAAAGAAACTTACAGGTAAGGACTTGGCTATGGTGCAAGAGTTCTTGAGAGCAGGTGGAGAGACAGGCTGGATTAGCATGCAGCCTCTGCGCAAGTTGTCTGAGCAGCTCGAACAAGCCACAACTCAGGAGGCGAAAATAAAGTGGAGCGAAACCTGGGTGAACAAGTATGGATTGGAGCTGCTAGAGGGGCTGAACGGGACCTTCGAGAACGCTATCAGGTTTAATGCTTATCGTAAAGCCAGGGAGGCTGGTATGTCTATCGACATGGCTGCCAATATTGCCAAGGAGATCAGTGTAAACTTTAATCGCAAAGGATACGAAGGCAGTCAGGTAGGTGCAGTCAAGTATTTCTTTAACCCAGGCATCCAGGGCACGAATCAGTTCTTGACCAACATGTTCACCAGGTCGGGCATGGCGGCTGATGTTGACGCTTACGGAAACCCTGTGTCTAGCTTGACCAAGATGTCTCCGAAGTTTAAGGCTGCGGGTGGATTGGCTGCCCTTGGTAGCCTGGCAACCATGTGGAATATTGCTATGGACTACAAGGATGAGCTAGGTGTCAGTGCTTACGACCAGATCCCAGATTGGGAGCGCTACTCTCGCCTGAGTCTACTCGATCCCAACGGCACAGACGGGGAGAGGTACGGCATCTCCCTTCAGTATGGATATGGTTTGAACTATGTGTTTGGTGTAACTGCGACAGAGATGCTGATGGGTAGAACCAATGAGTTGGATGCCGCCCTGTTCATGACATCTGCAATGAAACACCACATCGCCCCCATCTATCTAGCAGGACCGTCCCCAGCAAAAGCAACGGAAGGGGAGTCTCTTGACGCTGGCGCTTCGGAGTTCTTGGTTTCCTTGATCGTTCCAGACTTTGCGCGTGGACCAGTAGAAATCTTTGCAAACAAGGCAATGCTCACGGGGCGCGAGATCTATCGTGACGATGAGGGGATCCCCGACTCCGAGGAGATTATGCGTGGGCCAGAGGTACTGAAGTATTGGATGGAAGACCTGAATGAATGGGGTGGCGGAAGTGAGCACGTATCAGGTGATATGTATGGTGTTGACCTGGACTTCAATACAGATCCAATGTGGTATCTGCTCGAATCATACTTAGGTAGCAACCTCAAAGCTTTCGAAGCTGCTCAGAACTTGCAGCACAACATGAAGCTGGAAAGCATGGATGCCAATGCCATCCAAGGTTTTGTCACAACGGATGACATGCCATTCATTCGACGCTTCGTGAAAGACAATGGCGGTGATGACAATGTTCGTCGGCGCT